TGCGACACCTCGACCATCAATGCCGAGAGCAGGGGCATCTCGACCATCAATGCCAAGAGCTGGGACACCTCGACCATCAACGCCAAGAGCTGGGACACCTCGACCATCAACGCCGAGAGCTGCGACACCTCGACGATGATTATTCAATCATCGGGTATTGAATGCCAGGTGAAAGATCGTAGCATCGCCCGATATGTTTGCGAAGACCGCATCGTCGTGGCGGATGATTCGATCAAAGTCGAGAAGGCGCAAGAATAGCAACGGCAGGGTGATATAGCGTCCTAAACGGATAGGGGCGAGCGGAGTATGCACAAAGACTTTTCACGTTATGGCCACATTACCGGGTTCGACTCCCGGATCACCCTCAAATAGCCACCCGACGAGGTGAGGGGTCTATCGCTGGCAATAACCCCACAGCAAAGCGATGCGGCAGTTCTTTGACATTGTGGCGATCGTCTGAAATGACGTTAAACCCGGAGACCGACTTGGCGGCGACCGGGCGGGCAACCGACAAAAACCAATTACCGAGCGATGATGCGGAACGATCCGCGGAGCCGAAACGACTTACCCGGTGTGGCTTGACCGCCTATCCGGGTGCAAACCAAAACTACAAGGATATGATACGAAACCCACAACGCGAGATTCTCGCCTATTTTCTGGGGGGGGGTAAGCTGACCGTTCAGAAGGCGATTCGGATGTTCGAGACCACGGAGTTGCGGCGTATTGTCAGCCGGCTGAAGGACCGGGGATTTCCCGTAGTTGCCGAGACGCAGTACGACACGACGAAAACCGGTCGCCGGGTCCGATTCAACGAGTACTACATGGAACAGGCTCCCGGCGCCTGAAAGCCGGGTGTATTTCCCAACTGTGTGTTCCCATCCGTCATCCGTGAGGCCCGCGGCTGGGTCCGCCCCACGTCTCGCCCGGCAGGGCATCGGGGCGGTTATTGGAGGGTTGGTTGAGAGGTTGAAAACACCGGCTTACTAATCCGGCAGGCGGCAACGCCTCGGGGGTTCGAATCCCTCACCCTCCGCAAACCAATAAAAAACATTATGGAAAATTTGGGACTTTTTATCTATCTGGCTGGAGTCGCGGACGCTATGATTATTGTATCAATAGCAACAGCTATTGTCTGCGCTGTAATGGCTTGTGCTTATATGTTAATTGGAAGCATAGATGGGGATGATAGCGACCACAAAATAGCCAAAAAGTGTGTTATAATACTGGTAGTTTGCTGCATTGTTGCTACTATCGTACCTTCTAAACGTACTTGTTACTCGATTTTCGGAATTACCGCCGCGATCGAGCTATACAATAGTTCCGAATCATTGCAGCAGCTACCGGAAAAGTCGGTCGAGGCGCTGAACCGGTTCCTCGATTCTATTGCCCCGGAAGAGGAGAACGATTAATGACAGCCCGGAAAGACGGGCATCTTGACCTTTGGTGTAACGGTAGCACCGCAGACTTTGGTTCTGCTGGCCCCGGTTCGAATCCGGGAGGGTCAACACTCAAAACAAACAGACATGGACGCATACAAGAACAAGCGCGGCGAGCAGTTGAAGCCGCTGAATGTGGGGCCGCACACGTGGCTCCTGGTATCACCCGACAAGGCGACGAAGGAACGCGCCGACAAGTTCAAGCGCGACTGCGAGCGGTCGCAGAGGATGGCGAAAAATATCAGATAAATTTTGCCAATTCAAAATGAATCGCTATATTTGTAGCGCGACAAACTCACTATCGGATTCGGTAGTACATATTAAAGCCTTATAGGGCGAGTTCTTCGGCACTACTTCGGTAGTGGGTTTGTCGCAAAATCAAGAAGGGCTCGTCCTTTTTATTAAACTTTGTGCAAAATGGCTGAACTTGTAACTACACTTATTTGTGTTTTACCCATCGCGGCGATATTCTGGGTTGTGCTCTCGAACAAGAAAATCTACAACGCTGTGGATGACATTCTGACCCGATTTTTCGAAAACCTCGACTGACCATGAGCACCTCAATTCACAACTCGACCGATTACGTCGACATCCCCAGCAGGTCGATTAACGGCATGACGCCGAAGGCCGACAAACGGAACGTCGACATTTGCCTGCGCGATGAATCAATCCGTGAATTTTGGATTGCGGCAATCCGGGCAATACAGAGCGATATGTACGGCGACGTGGACGGCCGAGTATACGCAAGCATCGACATCGATGTTTTCCTCGGCCCCTACGACATCACCATCCGCCACAACTACAAGTGGGAGGCGCAGCGAGGCGGCGACAGCTACTGCGGAATATGGGAGCCGTACGAAGTACTGCATGAGAGCTTCGAAGCGACCGGAGCGTTCGACTACGACAGCAACCAAAGCCTACCCGGCGTGGTCTATGTGCTCAACAAGTACTACAAGGAGCATGAAATCGAGATTTTCAAAGCAAACAAAACCAACAACTAACCATGACACGAATTTATTACAGAATCAACGGATTGCTGGTAGGAACGGACACCGTAAACAGAGTGTTGACTTCCTCGGAAATCGACCGATACGTGCGTAAGGCCAAAATGGAGATGGGCAAGAATGTAGAACATGAAGTGAAGTTTGAGCTATGAATGAAATAAGGTTGCTCGAGCCCTCAGATATTGAGGTTCGGACGCAGCAGGTAACAGACAAAGGCGCGGTGCTTTTGTTGTACAAAAACGCGCGCGTAGATATGGCTATTCTCGACGAGCAGTTCGGAATATTCGGATGGCAGCGCGAGCACTTTTTCAAGGACGGGAAGAACTACTGCCGCGTGTCGATATGGGACGGATATAACAAGCAATGGGTAACGAAGGAAGACATCGGGACCGAGAGCAACACGGAGAAGGAGAAGGGAGAAGCATCTGACGCGTTCAAGAGGGCGTGTGTCAATATCGGCATCGGCCGGGAGTTGTACACGGCACCGTTTATATGGATTGCCCTTGCCAAAGAAGAACTCAGCAGAAATGAGAGGTCGAACCGGTGGCAGCTTCGCCCGGGGGTCAATTTCGAGGTCAAGCGTATCGCATACGATTCGAAGCGTAGCATCAAAGAGCTGGAAATTGTAGACCATACTGGGCGCGTAAGATTCACCTTCCCGAAAGCCAATTCGGCCACCGGAGCAACTTCTACACCGCCCCCCAAGCCGAAGAAACGCATCACCAACGAAATGCTCGACGACAATGTCAAGCAAGGCAAGCTGCTCGAGATGTTTTACGGCCGATTCGCAAAGGCAGGTTATCCTGCAGAATGGGACGTAGCAAAAGACCTTACGCATTCATTCGACGCAGACGGCGATGTAGTGAAGAGGTTTTCGGAACTTTTCGAGTCATACCGACAAGCAATGAATAACGGCAGATAATCATGGAACAAGGAATCTTATTACTCAACACAAAATCCGCTGCGGAGATGGCCGAGATGTCCGTTTCTGCGGTGGTAAACGGGGACATCGACCCGATCAAGGCGCACATCAACGTCAGCCGGATGGAGGCGGCAATCAAACTATACAAGGACAATGAGGACGTGCGGCGCATTACCCTCGACGAGCTGTCCAAGTATGGCAAGTCGGCAACGTTTGGAGACTGCAAACTCGAAGAGGCAGAGACAGGCGTTAGATACGACTATTCCGGCTGCGGGGACAGCAAGCTGGAGGATTTATACAGGCAGCTCGACTACGTCAAGGAAATGATTAAGGAGCGCGAGAATATGCTCAAGCACCTGCAGCCGTGCGGAGCTGCGGACCCGGACACTGGCGAGATTATGTATCCTCCCGTGAAAACAAGCAAGACTGCAATAAAAACAACCTTCAAAAAGAGATAGCGATGGTAAACAAGGTGATTCTTTTGGGCGCACTGGGAGCCGATCCGGAGGTGCGCATAGCAACGGGCAGCATCAAGGTTGCGCGCCTGCGCCTGGCGACAAGCGAGACTTTCAAGGACAAGACGACGGGTGAGAAGAAGACCACGACCGAGTGGCACACGGTAGTTCTGTGGCGCCAGGTGGCCGAAATCGCCGAGAAGTACCTGCACAAGGGCAGCATGGCCTACATCGAAGGCAAGCTGTCCACCCGGGAATGGACGGACAAGGACGGCAACAAGCGTTATTCCACGGAGGTCGTGGCCGATACGCTGAGACTTATGCCCGGCCGCAACGACGAGAAAAAAGAGCATCCGACGGCTGCTCCGGAACCGGGGCCTGCTCCTGAACCGGCACGGGAACCTGCGGAAGCCCCCGACGATCTTCCATTCTGAATATGGACTACACGGTGAGCCGGAGGGAGATTGCGGCCATGGTGCGCATCCTGCGCGACGTGAGGGGATGTCATGGACAGACACCGCGCCAGCAGGATGCGATACGCCGGGCCGGGCTCCTTTACCGCAAAATACAAAAACGCCATGATATACGACCTGAGCAATCCATACGACCGGGAGAAGTTCAAACGCCGGGTGAATGCGCTGTATCAGCGGCAGAATGTCGTAGAGTTGAGCGAGCACAAACCCCGGAGGACGACGCCCCAAAACTCCTACCTGCATCTGCTGTTGGGGATGTTCGCAATGGAGACGGGCAACACGTTGGAGTTTGTAAAGCAGGAGTATTTCAAAAGGCTTGTAAACCCTGATCTGTTTGTTGAACACCGGCACGACAAATACCTCGGTGAGATCGATGTATTGCGGTCGAGCCGTGATTTGGACACCGGGGAGATGACCACGGCGATCGAGCGGTTCCGGAATTGGAGCGCCTCGGAAGCCGACATCTATCTCCCGGCGCCGAACGAACAGGAGTTTCTCGATTCCATAGAACGTGAAATGCAATGCAGAAGGATATGGCTTTGAAAGAACACCTCTACAACGTCATCTACGACATTGTGAGGGCAAAAAAGACCGATTGCCGGGGTCCGTGCTACGCCTGTTTGTGTGCGGATATACTTCCGGCGCTGGGCCTTGAATATTCACGCCACGAAGCGGAAACGGCCATAGAATCGCTTCTTCGGTCGGGGTGTATCGAATACAAGGCTACGGCAAACGACTGGTTATTCAAACCAAAAGGAATATAAAATGGCTTATAGATATACAAATACCGATAAATGGTCCGACGTATGGTTTAGCGGCTTGAAACCACTGGCAAAGCTGCTGTTCATGTACTTGTGCGATCAGTGCGACATAGCGGGGTTCATCGAATTTAACGAGAACAAGGCCTGCTTTGATACGGGACTTGATAAGCAAGGGTTGAGCAAAGCGATGAAAGAGATTTCAGGAAGGCTTGTAACATCCGGAGACGGGAAGATACTGTTTATCAAAAATTTTGTAAAGCATCAAAAAAATCTGCCGTTGAACCCGAAAAACCCAGCACACAAAGGAATTATATCGAGGTTGGAGGAAAATTTGGAATTATTTGGATTACAGGCAGTTGAAGATTTCTTTCAAAGGGGCTTCAAAGGGGCTTCAAAGGGGCTTCAAAGCCCCATAGGTAATGGTAATGGTAATGGTAAGTTAGGAGAAGAGAAAGAAGATACAGGAAAAGGGGTTGTAGGGGAAAAACCAAAAGAAGGAAGAGAAGAACCTTCCGACTGGCGTGCAGATTTTGATACTTACCTTTCCGAGTGCCGGAATGCGCTTGAATCCATCCTTCAGGACGAAGATTTCATTTCGAGGCAGCAGAAGTTCTATCCTGGGATAGACGTGCCGCTGTCCATCGAAAAGTCTTTTGACGACTTCTGGGGAACAGAAGAAGGCTGGAAACACAAGAAAGCGACGCATACTATGCATATCGACTGGCCAAAAACATTCAAGAACGCCTTGTCTCTGCGAAGCAATCAAGTCAAGAAATCAGAAGACTACGACAGGCCGTGGGGGTATAAAATCCCCGTATAAAAACTCCGAGACATGATTATCGTCGATACAAAAAGCAAGCTGCTATACGAGATCAACCCGACAAAGACGTCCGGGGAGAACTACATGACCTGCCCGGTATGCTCGGCTACGCGCCGCAAGAAGAACGACAAGTGCTTCTGCTGGAATGCCGACAAGGAGATCGGGCACTGCAACCACTGCGACGCCTCCTTCGTCCGCTATGTGCCGCTGAAAAGCCGACCTGAAAGGGCGTATGTCGTTCCCGAGTGGAAGAACATTACCAGCCTTACGGACAAGGCCGTGAAATACTTCGAGGGGCGAATGATCTCGCAGGAGACGTTGCGGCGGATGCGGATCTATTCCGACGCGGAATGGATGCCGCAGTTTGGTCGGGAGGTCGAGGTGATGTGCTTTCCCTACTTTGTCGGAGGGCAGTTGCGGAACATCAAGTACCGGGGACCTCAAAAGTCCTTCAAGATGGTCAAGGATGCCGAGCTGGTATTCTACAACTTCGACTGTGTGGCCGAGGCCGATACGCTGATCATCTGCGAGGGTGAATTCGACTGCCTGACGTTTGTGGACTGCGGTTTTGCAAACTGTGTGTCGGTGCCGAACGGGGCGGGGGCAAAGGATTTGTCGTATCTCGACAACTACGTCGACGCCTTCAAGCACATCAAACTGTTCTACATCGCCGCGGATTTCGACGATCCCGGATTACAGTTGCGCAACGAACTTGTCCGGCGACTGGGCGCAGAGCGGTGCCGTATCGTTACCTACGAAGGACGGAAGGACGCCAACGAGCTCCTCAAGGCGGAAGGCGGGAATGCCATACGGCGGATTATAGCCAATGCCGAGGAGGTGCCGGTCGAAGGTGCCGAGCAGCTATCCGCGCACTACGACGACATCTACACGATGTTCTCGCTGGGACTGCCAACCGGTGAGCGCATGGGTATCCCGGAGATTGACGAAGCAGTTCGTTTCTCGACATCGAAGCTGGCCGTATGGACGGGAATCCCGTCACACGGGAAGTCGGAGATGCTGGACTTCATCGTCTCGCGTCTGGCCGTATCGCTGGGGTGGAAAACGCTCTACTTTTCTCCGGAAAACTATCCCGTGGAACTGCATTACGCGAAGATCGCCTCCAAGTTGATCGGCAAGCAGTTTCACAGCGGATGGATGACCGAGGAGGAGTTCGACCAGGCCTACGAGTTCATATCGGATCATTTTTTCTGGATGAACCCATACACCAACACGACCCTCGAACAGATTCTCGACTGCGCACAGGACCACGTTCGGCGGTACGGCATCAAGCAGCTCGTCGTCGACCCGTTCAACAGCCTCGAACACCGCCGAAAGGCCACGGAAAACGGGAGCGAGTATATCGGGCGGTTTTTGGACGATTTGAGCCGCTTTGCCCGCAAGTATGACATACTTGTCCACCTCGTGGCACATCCGGCCAAAATGGAGGCTTTGGGGCCCAGGAACCGCACATACGGGCCACCTACGCTGTACGACATAAGCGGATCGGCGAATTTCTACAACAAGGCGGACTACGGGTTTACGGTATACCGAAACTTCGAGGAGGCGCGGAGCTACCTGATGGTTACGAAGGTGCGATTCAGGAATTTCGGAACCGTATGCCGGGAAGGCATCCAGTTGCAGTACAATTTAGACAACGGCCGATATGAATCGCCCAAGAACGACGTCCGAGAACTGGATAACAGCAACTGGCTGGTCAGGACGAGCGAACTTGAAACGTCCGTAGGATCGGAGTTCGAAGTGTCTGATGACTGTCCATTTTGATTTTTTGAATTGTAAACTACCCACAAACTAAAGATTTGTGGGCTTTAGACGTAGAATAGTCATAAATTCGACAAAAGAGGGAATAGTGGTTCAATTCCTCCCCGAAGCTAAAGACTTCGGGGTTTCCTTGAACCAAGTTTTATGAAGTACATCGGAATCGACCCGGGCAAGAAAACCGGGTTTGCAGTTTGGGAACACGACGCCAGGTATCTGGCCGAGGTGGCCACGTTGTCCATCACGCAGGCGATGGAGAAGGTCCGCATGATGGCCGACATCCTGGGCCGTGAGAACATCCGGCTGTATATCGAGGACGCCCGGCAAAGGACGTGGTTCGGAAACAGCGGACCCGAGAAGTGGAAGGGCGCCGGGAGCATCTGCCGAGATTGCACGATATGGGAGGGTTTTTGCCGCGAGCAGGGCCTCGAATATCGCATGATGGCGCCGAGTGCCGGGTGCACGAAATTGGGCGCGTCCCAGTTCAAGGCGCTGACAAAATGGCAAGGCAGGACTTCTAACCACGCAAGAGACGCCGCTATGCTTGTTTTCGGGCGGTAAATTTCGACGATCTGTCCTGATGCGGATAGTTTATCTACTTTGAGAAAATAATCGAAAATATGAGCGATTTCGATAAAAAGATAAAACAAAGCATCCGGCTACTTCAACACCTCGGAGATGCGGAGGTAGAGTTGAGCTATTCGGGAGGTAAGGACAGCGATGTCATCCTTGCGCTGGCAAAGATGGCCGGGATCAACTATCGGGCCATTTACAAGAACACGACTATCGACCCTCCCGGAACCATTGCCCACTGCAAGGAGAACGGCGTTGAGATAGTGAAGCCCAAGCAGACGTTTTTCGAATTGATCCAACGCAAAGGTTTCCCCACCCGTCGCGCTCGATTCTGCTGCGACAAGTTGAAGGAGTATAAGATACTCGATAACTCGATTCAAGGAATAAGACGTTCCGAGAGTTCCAAACGTGCCGAGTTATACAAAGAGCCGGTTATATGCCGCATATATGGGTCGAAGAAAAACCACGTCAACGTGTTTCTGCCTATCCTGGAATGGACGGATGAGGATGTTAAGAACTTCATCACTCACTACGGCATCAAGTGCCATCCGCTATACTACGACGAAGATGGCCGGTTTTGCGTAAACAGACGTCTCGGGTGTATGGGGTGCCCACTTGCATCCGATAACGGACTTTCAGAGTTCAGGCAATACCCAAAACTTGTAAAGCAATGGATACGTAACGGACAGATATGGTGGAATAAGGATAGAGAGAAAGAGCTTGCCAGCAAACGCATATTTGCTGACGTTTACGAACTTTTCATGCACGATGTTTTCTTTGATAGTTACCAAGAGTTTGCATTGGCCCGTGACGGGATGTTCGGACGATTGAACTGCAAAGAGAGGTTGGAAGACTATTTCGGAATTGAACTATGAGCCCCAAAGAGTTTTTCGACAAGGTCTCCCGGATGCGCAAGGCGCAGAAGGAGTATTTCCGCACAAAGTCCGGGCGAGCGCTCAACGAAAGCAAGAAACTGGAGAATGAGATTGACGCCGAGATTGAGCGGGTGAACAAGGTTATTGAGAAGAAGCAGAACCCTAAAATGAATTTTTGATATGATGGAAACCCAAGTAACGAGTATCGAGCAGTCTGAGCGGCTGCTGGCGCTGGGGATACCGGCCGAGAAGGCGAGCATGGGCTGGTCAGTAATTGCCGGAGAGCGAAGATTGATAATGAAGGTCCCGGGGCCTTACGTTGTCCCTGCCTTCACGGTTGTAGACCTAATCGACATTATCGGAGAGCCGGAAGGATATGCCTTCTATATCACGAGATGGGACGCTGGCGAAGAGTACGCCGTAGAACTTGCCGGATACAAGCCCTTGTTCTTCCAAAACAAGAGGCTGATTGATTCGGCCTTTCAGATGGTAGAACGGCTGTATGAAGAAGGGAGGATAGAATGAGCCCTGTTTGTGAAAACTGCACCCACTGGAAGAACGGAGAGTGCGAAGTGAAATACGGAGACAATCGTACGACATCGAATCATGAGTGCGACGAGGTGATGTCATTATTCGACTTTGCGTTGGGGGCAAGGTCCAACATTGTTTTTCGAACCCAAAAAACCGACGAGAAAATGAAAAGCAAGAGAGCAGGAGAGTATATCGAAGATAATGTCCACGATGCCGCAGATTTGGTAGACAGAGACGGATGTGGATGGGCGGTTGTTGGCAGGCATAAGGCCTACCATGCCGTCGAGCTTGCCGAGGCGGAGATGGTCGAGAAGGCTGCCCAGCTATTCGAGCAATTCATGTCCGGAGTGTTTCAAGGAGATATACCGAAGAAAATGGCTGAAGAGTTCAAACAAAAACTGATGGAGTGATGGCGAATACGTACAGCAAAGACGCTAACGATTTTATCGACGCGAACGCAAAGACTAAGAACGAGAAGTGCCTTTCAGAAATGGCGGTGAATATGGCCGTAAGTAGCGTGATGGGCATCGTAGAATCAACACTTATCGACTTCTGCCCGCACAAAGAGGTGTGCAGCAAGCCATATTCCCGCGTTGGATGCGACGCAAGAAGTTGCAACTATTTGGGGAAATATATACACAAAATTAAGCACGACGACAAATTGTGCTACAAAAAGTAAGCGTATGGCCTTTACAACCCCGTGTTTCGTCCGTGTCGATGATGCGGCGGAACGAAAGAAGCTGATCGAATGGTGCAATGACGTCATAGGAAGAACCGGAGATGAAGATTATATGTATGGTGATGTTGTCCTATGTATCAAAGACACTACCTATTGCTGTTGCTATGAAGAAACGGAATTTGTGGCGAATGATACAACTATTGACTGTGGCACTGACGTCGAGCTTTTCCGCGCCCTTGCCGCTATGAACGACGAGAACGACCGGGAGCAGTGGTTTGTGGTAGACGACGGGTTCGAAGAGGAAATGGTCTGCTCAAAATCGGAGGTCGACTACGACTACATATTGAGTTGCTACGACCACCGCAAGGCTACCGCCGAGGAGATTGTCGAATACTTCAAAAAGAGAGAGGAATGAACGTGGTCGAATTTGACCACCTTAGAAATAAGATGGTCTGTCAATTCGAATCGGTAAAATAGCGAGATTCTCGCAAAACATCGAAATAATTATGAAAACAAAACCTAACACCGCGCCCCTTTCCGAAGTCGAATGGGACACCTGTTGGATGGCTATTAGGTACGCGATGAATCGCATGACCATCTCCTCGGCGTCACTACCGAACGAATTGCTCTCAGCGTATTATTTCAGATGGACAGCCAGGCAGAAGGAAATGATTGTGCGAGACCTTCGGGACAATTTGGAGGACTTGAAGAGTTGGAATGAAAATGACGAGGCGTACTTTGGTGATAAGAACATCGACCATCCCAATTGGATGCGCTTCTTGCTTACACTTGACGATAGCACGCACAAAATTATCACGTTGAAGCGGCGAAAGAAGGTTGAAGCCATCGAATTCGAAGGGGTTTATTATCCCGTTTCCGACGGCGGATGGTGGGTTGGATGCGGCGCGCTGTATGTGCCGAAGGACGCGATTGTTTTGGTAGAGGATAAAAACAAATAGGATATGAAATCAATCGAAGAAAGAGCAAAGGCGTATGCCAAAAAAATATGGTCCGGCGGGCAAAGAGACTGGGCTACTGCCCAAAAAATGTCCGAGCAGGACTTCATCGCCGGAGCCAAGTCGGAGCGAAAGGAGTTGCTTCAATGGGACGACCAAAGCGAGGCCAATGATATTATCGACAGCAAAGAATTTCGTAGTGCATGGGGCGCCTTCGTGAAATATCTGTTCAAGTGGCACGACCCGAAGGTGGAGTTGCCGGAGGAGTACACCCCCGTATTAGTGCGATATGGCCATATTGAAACACGCAAAGCAGTTGTATGGTTGATGGTTACTCCGGAAGGCAGACGTGTATGGAATGTAGACAATTACGATATGGTCATATTAGATAAAGACATTATCGGCTGGCGCCCGATTATCGAACTTTAACAATGGGAATATGGACGACAAACGTACCTGCGCAGAGTGCGCGAATTTCGAATGCCAAACGTTCTGCTGGATGGGCGAGTGCAAAGTGGACGGCTCTCACGCATACTACAACGACGAGGCGTGCAAGGATTTTGTAGAACTTCAAAAATAACAAACAATGACACTCAATGAATATCAACAGCAGGCTATGGCGACCTGCATGGAATCGTGTCGGAACGATACATATATGCTCTTCGGTCTTATGGCAGAAGTCGGAGAAGTGGCCGACAAAATCGCAAAGTGGAAACGCAAGAGATTGGCCCGGATGGACTGGGATTCGCTTGTTTTCTCAACGGGCGACGTAGAGGAGGCAGAGCAGTACAAAAGGCAGCTTTTGGCCGAAATTGGAGATTGCCTTTGGTTTTTGGCCGGTGTGTCGGATGTCATGGGCATGAAGCTGGAGGAGGTTGCGCAAATGAACCTCGAGAAGCTGGACAGCCGGCAGCAGCGGGGCGTAATTGACGGGAACGGGGATAATCGGTAAAACAGAAGGATATGTCGAAAGAATCAACCGAAAAATCGGATTTTATCACCGATGATGAACGCGAGATACTCGACCTGCTGGCCGAGGCTCACAACAAATTCGTCGCTCTTGCCGACAAACATCCTACCGCAATACAGGAATGGACGTTCTACATCCACGGGCTTGAATCGCTTATCGAGCATCGGATATGCAAAAGAGTAGCAAAAGACTTTTTCAGATAACAGAATAACATGAAAGACTTTGATTTGGCCGCCGCCAAGCGCGGGGCAACGGTGTGCACAAGGGGCGGAGACCCAGTGCGTATATTTTCATTTGATTGCCGCAAAAGACGAGAAGGAAACGTAGCTTGCCCGATAGTTGCGGAAGTATTTTATAAGGGCCAGTGGGAGTTCAAGGACGGGAATTGGGCGATTTCTGACTATGAAGAAAGCGGAAGATGGCACGGTATAGGCACAGAGTCGGAATACGACCTCATGATGGCCGACGACGACTACCTCGAAAAGTTGGAGCGGGGAGAGTATGGCAAGCAGCTTAGGAAAACGGTTGAAGACCTTAAATCCGGGGCCACGTCAAACAAGGATAAAACGACCGAAAATTGGGACTACTGGCGCATGAAATACGCCGGAGATATTATGTCTCGTTTGTTTGGCTCAGATAAATTATCGGGCATTACATTTGATATTATTTCGCGTGAAGTTAGGCAAATGGCCGACGCCCTTGTAGAAGAACTCAAAAGAACTAAGAAGTAAACTACCCACAAACTAAAGATTTGTGGGCTTTAGACGTAGAAAAGAGGGAATAGTGGTTCAATTCCTCCCCGAAGCTAAAGACTTCGGGGTTTCCTTGAACCAAGTTTTATGACCCTTCAAGAAGCACAACTTATCAAGCGCACGGCATGGGTGAATATGCAGGACCGAAAGCCCAGCAAGGACGATGAAAAGTACGTCCCCAAAGCCGTGCGGATGCTGACATTCATTGCCTGCCTCAACTACGCGATGCTCGACCTCGGGGAGGAACTCTCCGAGGCGTGCATTCTCCGGCACGCCGTGAAGCGTCGCTACAACATGGCACTCGACATTGTACAAAAGGCGCACACCGAGGCGTACCGGATGCTTAACCGAATAAGCGAGCTGGCAGGCCGAGAGTACAACGATAATATGGACGCGACATATCCGCTTATTCAGTCGTGCGTCATGCTACAGCCGCCCGAGCGGGCCTATAACATTGTGCTGGCACTCCTGCGACTTATCACGTCGCTCAACGCTGAGCTGACGTGTCGGTATGACTTCTACCCTGCCCGAGTGCTGGCCAAAATTCCGGGAATGCTGGCCGATATTGGAATAAAGGACTACCGGATAGATGACATTTTGAATATCAACGTGAAGTAATAAAAAAGGGCAATCCCGCAGAATCACCCCATGCCCAAAACAAAGTTAGTGATTTTTCCGGGTATTGCAAATGAAAAGAAAATACGAGGGGCTGCCTATTACGGTAGACAACACGGTATTTACCATAGAACTATCCCGACAAGAATTAATGATTATTCTTGACGGGATTCGTTTTCATAGGATAAAGCAAGCAAAGAATGATTTATCCAGGATGCGCGCCGAAAAATATCGGGCCATGAATCAAAATCCTACTCGTTGAGCATTGCGAAATAGTCCCACACTTTCGTGGCTCCGCTCCAGTCGTCGTCCATGAACCAAAATGCGAGGGCCATTTCGATGATGTCCGACTCGTAGTTTTCGGGATTGCGTTTCTTTGCCCACGCGCAGAAGTCGTGATACGAGGCATTGAGCGCCACGTAGAAGTCCCACTCGGTATACGCCGCATTGATTCGGCTCCGATATTTGGCCATTACGGCGTTGGTCTGCTCGAAGGTCCAATGCTCGCCTTCATATCTGCGCCCATCTTCGCCCTTGTGGAACATGTTTTCGACTTGCCATTTGGCATACTCCTTGTTGAAGTGCCGGCCGTTCATCTATTATCTACGCCATATCGGTATTCCAATTTCTGCGCCTACTCTCGGCGCCGGTGACTTGAAAACATTATCTACTCCAGCTGTTGCCGTAAGCGTCACGGCCTTGAAGTCAATCGTAAAACCCACCTCTGTAAACGGAGACCATCCAGCCCGCGCATAATCAACTCCGGCATTTGCGGATAGCGTAAAGGTATTTCGCGGCTGCTTCAACAGTTGCGCCGTTGTGGTCGTCATGTTGTATGTCTCGATGTAGTCGAGGCGCGGAGACATTGACCCGATGATTGGGCCGACTACCCGGGCATAATAGGTGGAATCGCGGTACTCAAGCGTCCGTTCCGTGATGGTCATCTTTACGCTGTCCCCTACGATTACCAGCCGGTCTACGGTGTCTGCTGGGGCGAAAATGAACTTTGGGACGTTGACCTCTACCTCAATGTCCGACGATGCTATTGGCTGAGGCCGTTCGAAATACACGGTATCGATGCGCGTTGTTTCTACGACTTCCGGCTGGGCAAAATGCCGCCCCAGCAGCCATCCTCCGAAGAAGAAGGCCGCCAGTGCGACAACTGCCCATATCCACGACTTCATACCTTACCGAAATAGCGCAGAAAAGCGTACATTTTGCGCGATTCTACATATCCGTCGACACTCTCCCCGGCCCGAGCCTCCTGTTCGAACATGGAGTACTTATAGGCCATTTCGGCGGCGTCCTTCCACCCGTTGGTGAACAACCTGTACGTCCAGGTAATAGCGGCCTCAATAAAGTAAAACACGTAATACATGAACGGGGCAGCAACGAACCACCATCCGCCGCCAAAGATGAGCTGCAGGATAACGGCTATGATGAACATGGCCGAGGTCACTTCCCAATATTGCTCGCAGTGGATGCTTTCGTGGCGTTTGATACGCTCGGAAAGTGGCTCCGATGCGTCGCGCTTCGTGCCTATTTTGCCGAAAAACATGGCCGTGGAGTACCCGGACCAAAGTATGGCCTTGGCCAGCCAGCTGTTGTAGTAGATGCGTCTCATACCGTCATGGGAATATAGGTTCCGCCGCGCATGGTGAGGAACTGGCGACGCTGTCGGCCCGCTGCGTTCCGATATCCCACATGCACCCAGGCAGGAGTTCCCGAGGCATCCTCCTCTTCGGATATCATCTGGTCGAACTTACGTCCCTTGAGGAAGTCGCGGCATACCTCCTTGAAGCGGCGCATCGCCCCGTTCACCGGCACCAGGTCGAGCGCATAGCCGAGCAGGTGCGCCGAGGTGGCGGCGCCCCCTACCGCCTCGTTGAGCGCCTGGCTGCGATAGCCCGACGTCACGCGGAGTTGCGGCGACCCCAGCCGCTCATCGGCGCAGACCACGGCCCACCGCTCCCGAAGCGGGTCAATCAGCTCGTCGACCATATCGATGAGGTTGCGTCGATGCTCGACGAGCGGCGTGTTATCGATACCTCTGGACCGGGCCGTATCGGAGCGGGTCAGCTCTTCCATGGTAAAGTGTTTCATGCCTCGTCCTCCTTTTCCTGAGATTTGCGGTCGTACCACCCTCTGGCGGCTACTCCGGCAACGAATCCGGCGGCGACCGATACGGTCGAGGCGATGCGGACTCCGCCCGGCAGCAGGTTGAACACCACTACCAGCACCGCCACTGCGGCGATGCCGATAAGAATCATCTTTGCTTTCTGTGTCATAGGATTGTGTTTTATTGGGGTTTCTCCTTGTTTTTGTTCGACACCTCGGCCCGCACGCGGTCGAGTTGCTGAATAAAGGCAATCACCTCCTTCATGTCCTGCGTCTTGGCCAGTCCCGCCACAATGTCCGTCACCTTGGCCGCCGAGGAGCGAACGGCCCGGAGGTTCTCGCGCACGCTCCACGCTTCGATGCCGACTGCAATCACGGCGGCGGCGCCCGACGCATACGGGAGTGAATAGAGGCCGAAGAGCAGCCCGAGCACGTCGATGCACATGAAGAGTGCGGTGACCTTGCCGTAGTCGCCGAACTTGGTGAAGGTGCGACGCAGGCCGTGCGAATCGATCGGCTGGTGCAGGGCTTTGGCCTTGCGAATCCCGGCGCGCATGTCGATCATGACGGCCACGAGCATCACCGACCAGATGATGATCTCCAGCAGGGCGGCCCGCCGCAGGACGATAGCTTCGAGCCCGAACGTATCGAGGAGAATGTCGAACATAGGCTATCCGATTAGAAAGGTGATCCACGCTGCGAGCCCGCCGAGAAACGTTGCAATGATGTCCTGCTCGTCCGCCTTGGCGTCGGCCTTCTCCTTGCCGATAGCCGCCACGGCGACGGTAACGACCGACGCTGCCAGCGCCAGCCATTTGGGAACGAACAACGCCACAGTCAGCAGGACAACCGCCGCAACGGCCGTTCCTACGGCGAAGTGCTTGTACTTGTCGGCCGGGATGCGGTTCAGCCAGCCGATGATCTTTTCGATGGCCCGTTTCATACCATGCCGAGTTTTTGTTTTACGGTCGCCTTGCACTCCTCGCAGTAGTTGAAGTACTGCTCGAACTCCTCCGGCTTGGTGTCCCGCTGGCGAAGCAATGCGAGCTCGTCATCGGCCGAGTAGCGTTCGCGGATCAAGGCGACAACCTGCTCCTCGTAGGAGGGTCCCGGCTCTGGTTCCGGGGTGAACTCCACCCACGTCACCGTGATGCGGTCGCCTTCGTCGGTGTAGACCTCGCGAAGTTCGTTGCCCGGGGTCGTAATCTCCGGACGCTCGGTGTATTCCACGGGCTTGTACCTCATCGGACCGAGGATGTCCGGCCCGGGGTTCATGATGACCATCCCGCCCTGCCGTACCTCATCGGGGGCCGGGGTCAGTTGTCCATTTTCTAATTTTGCGTATTGCATAGCGATTGCTGTTTGTTATTCGTTGTAGAGGATCTCCGGCGCGCCGTTTGCCGCCATGTCGTAACCGCCTATCGACTGAAAGAGCGGCTCCATGTACTCGTCCGACAGCGGCAACTGCTTCGCGCTGTCGAGCCAAGAGGTTGCGACCGTTTTGTCGTCACGCCCGTACATCAGATTCTGCGGCAGGTACTCAGCGAGGAGGCTATCCCGCATCGCCTTCGGCACGACGTACCCCATCGGGTCGCCGTTGTTGTCGAGGGCCTTCACCTCGTCAGCACTCATAGCGTAGTTGAAATGCCGGTGAAGGAGATAGTCTCCTTGAAATCTATCCTGGTTGTTTTCAAACGACCCTATATAATATTCAAATAAATTATTAAGCGCATACTTATCGCTGCTTGCAATAAGATCTCCTCCCAAGTATGCTTTTTGAATATTATTCTCAACGACAAATACGATATTATATATTTTGTCCAATTCAGAGTCAATGGTTATTCCTCCTAAACCAATACTGATACCCATTCTGCCGCTTGTATTGATATTAATTCTTGGAGAAATAGAACCTCCTGTCGTTGTGAAAGGTGTCTGTAACGTATCGAAATTTCTTATTACAAACACGCACTGGATCGTGCACGGAACTTGCAGCAAGGCCTTATCCGTTGTCGAGAATCCACCCTGAGTCGTGAGAGCCCCGCGCTGCATCCGCTTGGCCTGCCTGTAGGCGGCCATCTTCTGCACGTTGTTATAGTAATACAGCAGGTTATTCATCGTAGGTCATATTGCCTGCGCCAAACAGCACGCAGATGGTGTAATTCCTGTTTGCCTCGGGTTTCGTCCAACCTGTTATATTGAAATTATCCGGGCAGGAGAACTGCGTAGCCGTAGCACCCGACGTGAAGCGGATGATTGACGGCTTCGTCGAGTTCTCGACGCTTGCAATTGTCAGCGAAGTCAGCTCGCCGCAGACGTACATCGTTCCGCCCTTGACATCCAATGAAACGGCAGAACCCTCGACCTGCTGCACGATAGTGCCGTCGTCTGCCCGGTACTGCGAGGTCACGTACTGCTTCGTTTCAAGGTCGTAGAACGCCCAATAGGCCATGCCGTTGACCTCCACAATCTTGGGCGGATTGTCGGCCAGCGTCTCGACCCGAGCCGTCTGCGTGTCCGAATTCTCCGCGGCGACCTTCAGGACGTCCGTCAGCACCACACTGTCGGAGAGAATTGTGCCGTCCGGCTGCGCCGTCAGAACTGGAGTGTCACCCTTCTCGCCCTGCGGCCCTTGAGGACCTTCCGGGCCTTGGGGACCCATAGGACCTTCCGGGCCGATAGGGCCTTGCTCTCCCTGCTCTCCTTGCGGCCCCTGTTCTCCTTGCGGACCGGTGTCGCCTTTGTCGCCTTTGTCGCCTTTGTCGCCTTCGAGCGGCAAGACGATGACGTTGACGCCTTCGTGCTCGAACTCGTCCGAAGGTCCGGCCCACAACTCTATGCCGAGCTGACCGGGGGTGGTTACGTTCATGACGCCGTCCGGGAAGGCAGCATCCGGTGCCTTGATTTTGAACTTGTACGACAAAATGCCCGGTTGCAGCTTGTGGTTATCAACGGCAATCAACAGCTCCGTTTCGCTTTGCATCGAGCAGTTGTGGTAATTCTTCCCGTCGAATGATGCGACAAAGGCATTATACGCGGGAGTGTTGGGCGTAGAAAGCTCAATCTCCCACGGATAGTCGGGCACCTTGTCCTCCGGAAAAGAGAAGACAACACGGAAGTCACTTTCGTAGTTCACGCGTTGCATCTCCGTCATGCTACTCTGCGTTGCCTGCATAGCTGTCGTAGTCTTTGGCAAGGGTGATGAAGTCGTCCCGGTGCTTGAGGTCCTGCTTAATCCACCACTCGGCAGCTTCGTCGGTGATGTTCCGGCTGGAGTAAACCTTGCCGTGATATTTGAACACTACGCCGCGCTTGAGTTCGTATTTGCTTTTGGTTTCGTCCTTGGTCATGGCTCTGAGAATTAAGATAACCGCGTCATGATAGCAGTTGGGGCACCCGGGGTTGAATGACGCGGAAAATTCACTCCCCATAAGCTCGGCCCACTCTTGTCGTATTGTGGCTTTATCGGCCACGGTAAGGGAAGGGCGCATAGCCCTGTCCCTGTACCATTCTGCCGATTGCATGGCCTACGCCTCCGCATCGGCGCAAAGAGTCTCGAGCGCCGCCTTGGAAGTCTCGTAGTCGGTTTTCCAGAAGAAGAGCTGAGAGGTGGGCGCGCCGCTCTCGGTGAGGTTGCCGGACCATCCGCCGAGGTAGTCGTCGCTGCTCTTGTCGAGCGTGAGGTCTACACCCGTTGCGCCGTTTTCCCAGCCGAAGACGACAAACGCCTGCGAGCCGTCGGTGCCCTTGGCGGTGTTCTCGTAGATGACCACGTACTTGTCCTGCTTGAGGCCCATGATGGCCTGCGCATTTGCCGGGCTGTCGGCCAAAAGCACAACCGGAAGCACCTTGTCGAACGACGTCCCGATGGTCGGGTTGTTGTCCGTGACGGTGATTGCCGGGACGGTGCTGTTGTAGGGGCTCTTGATTTTGTAGCCGCGCTTGCCTGATACAGCTACGATGGCCGAAATAGTGTGACCTTCACGCGTCGACGCATCCCAGTCGATGTTGTCGCGCGAAATTACGTAGAACGTTTTCTCTACGCCTTTGCCGTACGCCTCGTTGCAGTCATTGAGAATATCCGCGCCGAGGGTGTTTTTGCAATTCAAAACTGCCATTTGCTTGATTTGTTAAAAGATTTGACATAATCGAGCCTATGGCAGAAGTGCGCGACGCGCATGGATATGTAGTTCTTCCGTTCATATTTCCGTGGCTTACTTCATCATAAGCTCTATTCTGAGACAAATATGAGTCAGGGCATTTTAATAACAATGCCCCGAGGCTCACTTTTTGCGTCCTAACTTGCCGAGATTGTCGGATACCTTGACCCGCTTCTGTCCCTTGTTGATGTCTACAACGGAGACCACGGGCGCCGGCATTTTGAGCATCACGCGCTCCATCATGCGCTCCATTCCGCGCATCCCGTCGCCCCGTTGCGGCAGGTTCGAGACGTTGATGGCGTTGCCCCCGCTCGATACGTTGATAGCCGAAAGTAGGTCGCCCCATTCGCTGGTGGCCCGGGCCGTCATGACGCTTTCCCCGTTGGATAGATTGGCCGGGATGCTGTCCGATGTTGCCGTGCCAGGACCCGTCACAAGTCCGCCCTTCGCGTAACGATACTTGCGACCCTCGTCGGAGGCAGAATCTCCGAGCGACCTGATTGTCGAGACGACGGTAGTGATAGTTGCTATTGCTGCGGCTACGCCGGCTATTGCATCCCAAATAGTAGCGCTTGAAGAAAATGCTTTTGCAAGTGCCATACCCATCGCGGCCGCCGACTGCGCGATTGCCAGCACGCCGGACAGCTCCGCGGATGCTCCGGCAGCTTCGGCAAGTCCTCCGAATGCTCCGATAAGCTGCTCGACTGACGAAAGGCTTTGTTGCAACGATACCGCCTGCGCCTGTTTGATTGCCTCCTCGGCATTGGCTACATTCAGCCGGGCCTGCAAGCGCATGTTCTGAATCTCGATGTCCGAGTAGCCCATATTGCGGTAGGCGGCCTCAAACGTGTTGACGTCCTCAAGTTGCTGCTTGTATACCTCCAGCTGCTCTTGCGCGATTTTCAACGCCTCCTTCTGCGCGCCTTCGTCGCCTCCGGACAGCTGCGCCTGCAAAATGCGGTTTTTGTACTCGGCTTGCTTCTGTTGGAAAATATCCCTCATGCTCGACGTCCACGTCCGGTCGATGTCCCGCGTGCTTTTGGCTATATCGTCCTCAATTTTGGCCACGCTCTTGTACACTGTCCGCTGCTGCTCAGATACTGATTTCGCATATTTTTGAGCGTTACGCTCTCGCACTTGGGCAAGAATTCCTTCCATATTGATGAGTTCTTCGATAGATTTTACTACCTCGGCGTTCGCAGATTCAACTATCCCGGCGTTTGAAAGAGTTTTTTTGGCGTCATTCTGTTTCTCGTTCGATAAAGTCAGATATGCCTCCGCCTGTTGTTTTAAGGCGGAGGCTCTGGACATCATGTCCTGTTTCTCTTCCTCGGTATATGGGCGAGTAGTGTATGTATACTGAGCTCCACCAGTAGTGGGAGAGCCTCCAGTAATGTATCCCTCCGTTTTCCCTTTTGCTATTTTTTTTTCTATTTTCAGCTGCTCAATAAATGCCTCTTTGTATTTTTCAGCAGCAAGTTCGAGCCCGGCTGCCGCCATGGCCCGCATCTCCATTGCCTTAATAAAGTCGTCCGTACTCTTGACAAGCAAGTTCTCGGCATCGTTGACGTTTGATACACTTACGCCTAATTCATCGAAAGCATCTTTGTTTTCCTCGACAAACTTTTGCTTTGCGGATAAATCATTCCCCAGTCCGGACCATTGCTTTTGCAACAACTTGATTTTTGAAATCTGGTCGCCTATGGGATTTGCGGAATCCTCTAGTTTTTTATTAACATCCGCTTGAACTTGCGATGCCGTTATGGCTGCATCCTTTGTTGATAAAAGGCTTTTCCCCCATTTCGCAATCTCCTTTCCGTAGGAGATAAGCAGCGTGATGCCGACAACAAGCGCCGTTTGCCACGAGAATATGGCCGATGCTACCTGTTTGAACACGGGGACCGTGGCCTTACCTTCGGCTCTCAGCGCCTTATTTGCTTCCTTCGCCCGGGTCAACTCGTCCGCAAACATCGGCAGGTTGTTCGAAATGGCGAGGAAGAACTGCTGGAAGGACATTGTAAGCGACGGAACCTCTCGGGCCAGCTGCTGAACCTGGAACGACAGCGGCGTGAAGCCCTTGGCCGCGCTGGCGTAATTGCCGACGTTGTTCCGGAAGTTGAGCAGCGATTCGTTTGCCTTATTCACTTCCGCCTGCACGTCGGCAATCTCCTTGGCAAGGGCTTCTCCGGTGGCCGACTTGCGAATCTCTCCGGCCATCGCGTTATACTGCGCCGTGAGCTTGGCGATTCGGGCGTTTAGCTGGTTGATGGAGCCTTCGGCCTTGACCTCCTCCTTGACGTTTGCCTGAATCTCGCGGGTATATTGGCTCATCTCCGCGCGAAGCGCCTTGATAAGCTGCGTTTGCTTGGCTACTCCGCCTGTGTCGCCCTCCTTTTTGAACTCGTCGAGCTTCTTTTTGGCGTTGTCAATCGCGGCCGACGCCTCCTTCCATCCGGAAATAAGGTCGTCATACTTGAATTGGACGTTGATAATCTTCTGAATCGTGTCCTGTGCCATAGTCTTTTCGTTCTGTTATTGGTTGCCTGCGGCATTGCAGGCGGTCATTTATTAGTTAATCTCCGGCGTTTCCGTAGGCTCTTCTGGCGTTCCCTCTTCGCCCGGGTCTACTGGAACATCACTTACTGGAGCTATGCTCTGCATGATGATACCGAAGTCGCCATCGTATATCTCCGCCGTGCCGGCATAATTGCCCGCGGCTTCCGCCTTGAGTATGCTCCCGACGTAGTCCTTCATCGACGTGATGCCGAGGTTCCTTGCAAGGGTGTTTTGGTTTACCGAAACGTTGCCCGTTGAATCAAAACTCAGCGACATAGTAGCACTATACGCCGTGTCCTTGATTGAGAAGGTGACGTCCTTTGTCGTACTGGAAAAATCCGAGCAGTATAGCTTCACCGTTTTGATAGTTATCACGGTACTCTCCAGCTGAATCGTTCCTACGTCTTGAATAGTCGAACTGTCTACAACAACCGAAACTGTCTTGGTGAAGTATCCGATTCGAGAAGCGGTAATATCTACCCTCTGACCGGGTATTTCGGAGATGCTAATCGAGAAACGGCCGGTCGATGTAGTTGTGCCTGTTCCCAAATCTCCAACCTTGACCGTAGCCAAAGACAATGCGCTCCCGCTTTGGTTTGTCACGCGGCCCGCGATTGTCTTGCTCAACGGCTGCGCCGCCTGCTGGGAGAGTACAATATTCCTGGCCACACTTGCGTCCTCGCTTATCGTCAGTTTTAAGGTTGCCGTGCGTTCCGAGGCCGTAATGTTGGTATCAACAAGCAGGCGAATATACTTCTCGACGGCATTGATAAATCCTCCGGAAATCATGCCTTGCTCGTCGTCATACTCGGCTACAAGAGTGCCGTTTGTGTCGAAGGGGACAAGCACGGAAAGGCCCTCCGACGATATGTCTGCCAGCGTGTAGTCCTGCTCCTTGCCGTTCAGCGTGAGGAAGTATGTAACCGGCAGCACGCTGTCCATTTTCAGCTGGATTAACTTACACTCCGACACGTTGTTCTCGCCCGTCTCAATCGAGTATATTGCAAACATGGAGGCGAATTGCGATATATACACGGGCCGCGTGTAGTCGAGCTGCCGCAAATCCACGGGAGAGAGCCGGGCGTTGACCGTAATCATGCGGAAGCGCCGAAGAATGTCTTGCAAAGTCTTGTATTTCGTGGCCACGATGCCCTGCTCGCCCCCGAAGTACTGCTCGCGCGTGAATATGCCGACATATTCGCCCGTCTGGCCGTCCGTTTCGGGCTTATACTCGTTCTGCGTGAGTATGCGCGGCGACGGCTCGGTATAATCAATCCTGTCGCTCGATTCGGAAGTGCTGAACATCCGGATAATCGCACACTCGATGCCGTTCTCGGAGGTATTGTCAGACGCCGAGAACGGGAGCGACACGGCTTCGTTTTCGCGCTCCAGCTTCTCATTTTCGATGGTAATGACGCCCTCCGTCTTGGCCTTCACGTCGTCGTCGTTGTCGTAGTCGAGCGTATTTTTCTGCGCGTAGTCCTCAATCTCGAACTCTGAGCCGTTGGGCATATCCACGCGGCGGCTGTCGTTGAGAATGACTTTGCCGCTCCAATCTACGAAATCGGACTTGTTGAGCTTGGCCACAATGTCGTCGACGCTCATTAAGCGGATAGTGTTCGGCTCTTCGAGGTCGGCGTATGCAAAGAGACCTTCGCGCGCCAAAAGGGCAGATATGAAGTCTCCTTGCGACATATCCGGGAGGTTGGGCGCTACCGGGAACATGGTAGGATATACAATGTCGTCCCAGTCAAAATACACCGATACAATCACGTTTAGAACAACGTATACGGACAATATTGTCTGTTTTACATAGTATTCGAATGGGAATGTTATAATGATGAATATTTTGTCGTACTTCGATACATCTATTTTCTGGTTGATGTTCTGGAAATAGTAGCTATTCCCTACCTTTGTTGTTGAATCTTGAGAAAAAAGAGTATCATATTTATTCGGATACGACCCGGTAGTGCCTACTACGGATATTGTGATTTTATCCGGGGCCGAAGGCTGTATATATTGCGCGATTTCAACCGGGAATGAATCCCCGACCGGTGAATATATTTGCAAAAAAGCGTTATCGGTGCCTCCGCAGTCGAAAGATACGGCTCTCACTATGCTTATGGGGGTAAGGCTGTTTTCTACTAATACTATTTCGGATATTTCTCGCCTGTCGGTATCTGTTGCGTACCTGTTAAAATATAAAACCTCCCTCTTCTTTGACGAAAACATGTCGATAGAGGGTTGTATCGTGGTTTTCTCCACCTCATTGCTATTTTTGTCCCCATTTTCAGACACCAGCGGCACCAAATCGGGGTAGTTGCCGTGGCCATAAAGCCGCGCTTTGTCCGCAATTTTGATTCCGTTGTACGTCTCGATGGCCTCGATGACCTTGTCGAGCCCGATGCACGGGTGTAAACATTCTGGATATGAGCTAACTCCCATGCCGAAGTCCACATAGAAGTATCCTAAATCCCGGTGATTCGGGGGCGTGACGCGCTTGATGTCCTCGTTCCACGCGATGTTCCCCAGCCCCATGCTATACAACGTGTCGGCCAAATCGCTCATGTCCGCGTCGAAGAGCGTTTGGAAGTTGTCGACATTTCCCCACGTCAGCGTCACGTCGATGGTGTCAGCGATGCTTGTAATAACCGCTACCCCTTTGTCGAACAACGCCACGCCGTCCTGATACAGCCGGGCGGCCAGCCGCTTATACGGCACGTCGGAATCCACGTCTGTACGCTGCGAGTGCTCGATGGCCCGCATATTGCGCTCCGTCATGGGGAGCGATATGTTGTAGGACCGGTTCGACTGGATGATGTCCAGCTCCGAGAATATCGGGCTTTGATATACCAGCGTCAGCGTCTCGTCCCCGCTCAGGTCGCAAAGGACGTCGTTAATGTAAAGCTCGTACGTCATACGTTGTAGGCATATTTGACCACCTCAATCTGAAAATCCTGCATCGGCGCGCCGGTATCCTCCGATTCGGCCTCCTCGACTGTGCATCGCTCCCAGTCGAGAATGTCGGCGTTGTACATCCACACCTCGCGGCACCCGATAATCGTGCGGACCATATCGTACAACGCCCGCTCAACTATGCGGCTGTGCAGTTCGTAGCGCGTCGCTATGGTATTGTCCTGCACGTCGTACGGCTGGAGGTTGTCGTCGAGACGGGTATAGGTCGCATTCACCGTCAGCTCATCCGTAGATACCGCCTGCGACCATCTGTAAATGTACTGGATGCCGGCCTTGTCAACCCATCGAAGGATGACGCCGCCCGGGCACGTGTCGTAAAGCGCCGGCAGGTGGATGGTCATATCGCCGGACGTCGAAGCTACTACGATGTTGTCGCCGTACTGCTCGGCCGGGATGTCGTACGGGTCGAACTCAAAGAACGGGCCCTTTATCCCACTTGCCAGTACGGTGCCGGATTCCGTTTTCACGTTGCACTCGTCGAGGTATGGCACAAACACCACGTGCGGAGTCTCCAGCTCCGGGAATAGTACTACCTTTCGAGCTGCGGGGTAGTTGGCGTATCCGGTAATTTGCCCCAACCTTATGGTAATCTCCCGGTCGCAATACCCGGCGATGCAGTACGCTGAGGCCGATATGCTCGCCCCGTCCGCGCTTGATGCCTCGATGTTGATAGAGCCGTGCCCGGACGCTTCAACGAGCGCCTCGCAGATGATGCCGACCGGAAACACGACGGCGCCCTGCGCATTGGTCCGGCGCTGCAACGTTACGCTCTTGCTATCGTCGTCGGCCGCGCTGAGTGTTACGGTCACAGCCTCGTTGTCTACGGCTCGACCGGTAGAGTAGCGAAGATATGCAAAGCGGCTACGGGAATAGAATATGCTGTTGGGGTATGTCAACTGCTCCCCGGATGTTGAAGATGCTCTCATAATTCGATGGATTTGTCGAGTAATTCGTATATCGTCGAATCAAGCACGTCGGTAAGACGCAGGTCGATTCGCTCAATCGTAGGCTGCAGGAGGTCCGTAATGCTCTCCGTACCTCCGCCTTGCCTGTATAGCACGGTTCCGGCTTCCCACAACTTGTTGGCCACAAACCACGCGTTGATGCTGTTCGGAGTTAGGCTGTATCGGCTTTCCTTGGCCCGAGCCCACGGTTTGAGTGCGTAGTACAGATTCTCCACCGTGCCGTGCTCGGCGTGAATATCTGCGGGTGAATATCCCTTGTCGATGCCCTGGATGCCCTCACGACCCACAAAAGACACAACAAGCCCGATTCCGTTCTGCTCGGCTATTGTGCGCAAGCTGTTGGCCGTCTCGCCTGTGGTGTAGGCCGGAAGCCCGAGCGAGTTGACCTGCGCCCCGCTGTTTGTCCGCTTGGTCTCGAGGTTGATGATTATCTGCTCACGCAGCGTGTTGAACTCCTCCTCGCATATTTTGACGATTTTGTCGGGGCTGAAATACGCTTGTATGTCCTTTACGGTCGACATTTTCAGCAGGTCGAGTAGGTGATTGTAAGCTCCATTCGAAGTCCGGCCATTAGTGCGTCGAGCTCTCCAACAAACGGCGTAGCACTCTGCACGTCTACCTCGATGCCGTGCCCGCGAAGCCCATTCACAAAGTCAAAGGCCCGATTCTCCATCTTTTCGATAATCGGGGCGACGCTGTAAGACGTGCTCGGCTCGGCAGCTCCCAGAGCGTCGCAGAAGTAGAGCACCATGCGCCGGCGCCGTGTCGTGGCAAGTTGCGTTTCGTACACCGTTTCCGTGAATGCCCGGAGCAGCGCCGGATACTGCGTCACGTGGTCGATGATGACGTTGGCCTCCCCCATTCGGGCGTACAGATACGTCGGGAAGCCGCTTTCGTGAGCGCACTCCTCCAATATGTCGTTCAGTGTTTTCATTTGCGGCGGATTTTGGGCGTCATGATTTCGTGCAGGCGTCGTTGCTCGAGATTGTCGTTGCGAAGCGACTCGAAGGCCTCGTAAACATCTGCCCACGGGGTGCACCACACGTCGTCTTTCCTTACGGCGCCGTTCATTATTTGGCAGTATTGCCGGCACACAGCCGCCAGCCCTCGGTTGGGTCTCTTTACCTTAGCCTTCACTTCGTCAGCCGTGAGCGGCATTTCGAGGCTCTTCCACCTCTTGCCGATTCCCTCCACGCCCTTCTGCGTATCGATGAAGCACCGCATGGCGTCGATGAACCGAAGGCGGCCGATTGTCTCGTTGTCGATGCTGAATCCTGCAGTCCAGTCGGGGCGACCGTCGGGCAGCGTTGCGTGATGCTTGACCAGTCCCAGCATGATACCCAACACGACGCAGAAGTATTCGTAGGAATCCTTGCGGCTTTCGATGGCGTTCAACTCGCCCATGGTTATGGCGCCCACGTCCTTGACGGCCAGCCTTCGGTCAAACCCAAAGCGGCGTTTCATGCGGACCGTGCCTATACTCTTGATGTCCTCCATGGCTTTGGCAATCTTTGCCGAGCCGAGGCGAAATAGAGCAGCATTGCGTATAACCACGTCCTTGACGGTGTCCTTTTCCGTGATTTTCATAGCCCGAAAACGTTGATTTTATCGAATATGCTGGCGCGAAAGTTGGGATGAACCTCCACGTCCTCGATGCTGTTGACAATGCTCCAGCACTCGTCGACCATGTCGTTCCACACGCGTACCAGACGCTGCACGGGGAACGTCCGCGTGCTGTTCTCGGTGTTCTTGAGCTTTTCCCCGGCCACGGTGTTGAATGTCATCTTGTCGCGCGAATACATGAAGTAGACGTACTTGGCAATAACAGACGTGCCCTCCGTCTCGTTGGCCAGCAGCTTGCGGATTTCGGGGTATTTGTCGATGCTCCCAGCAACTTCAATGCCCAGCAGGTCGCTAAGGAATCGCGGCTCATACTTGCGGATGTAGGCGTTGATTTCGCCGATGATTTTGGGCGCATTTCCTGCCGGCACGCCGTCGCTCTTGGTCTCGATGCCAGCGATGTACGTCTCGGGATAGGTGAAGTATCTCTCGTCGATTATCATGGTCTGATTTTGAAAAGAGGGGCGCCGGTGTGACGCCCCTCCGGTTGGAATTGTGCTACTTGGGTGACTTCGCCCGCTCGGCGTAGGTCGCCTTGCCGGACTTGACCAGCTTCTTGGCGTGCAGCGGATGGACGTCGTACTCCATTCCCTTCGGCATATGGGCACTCTTGCCGGTGCCGACTACTTTTACTCGTTCGCTCAGATTTACTTTTTCCATAATATCGTCGTTTTTACAGTTTCACTTCGTTTCTCGCAGGTTATGCCGCCGGCTTCTCAAGTGCAGCCATGATGGTGGCAAAATCGGCGTACACGATGGAGCCGTTGTCCACCTCGCTGTGGTAGGAGTGGAGGCGCATCTCGGCGATGACGGTGACGAGGTTCTTGCGGAAGTCGTCATTTTCCCAGCCGTACTCAAGGCGCAGCGATTCGTACGGGCGAACCATCCACTTCGACGAATCCATGAGCAGGAATTTGCCCTTCTCGATGCGCGTGGTCTCGATGATGGTGAGGCCGCGGATGACGGCCAAAAGCTCGGCCGAGATATAGCGCCCGGTCGTGTCCTTCGTCAGGTCAATCATGGCCTTGTCGACCGGATTGATGAAGAGGATGTTCGGCGTGAAGTTCAGCATCCGCAACTGCAGTACGGCGGCGCGGATGGCGTCGGCGTAGTTGGGATTGTCGATTTTGTCGTCGAGGTCCGACGTGGTGTAACCTGCGGCCCCTACCGTGATGCCCTTAATTTCGCCACTCGCCCCGGTTCCGGTGAGCAGCTTCTCGTCTACCGTCTCCATGAGGTCGGAACGGAGCAGGCGGTCGATTTCGGCGCGCATGAAGGGAGCATCCGAAAGCATCTCGGTAGATACTTTGCAGGACACGGCCACCTTCTTGGCTACCGACGTCTCGGTTTCGTAGTTCCAGTCCTTCAGCGGCTTCATCGCACCTTCCTCAATGAAGGCGGCGCCTCCTTCGGGGTCGACGCGGTTTACCCACGTGATGTTGGGCGATGCCGTGCTTCCCTTAACCAGCCGCGGATAGATGGCGTTGGCCTCTTCGGGAGCTGCGTGAATGGTTCGGTCTACCTCGACGTTGAGCACGTCGATTGCGGGCTTTGCGTTGGCCGTCGTCATAAGGGCGACATCCTTCATGTGCAGCTCGCGGCTGACAGTCTGGTGCTTCTTGGCCGCTTCGATGTTGTCCTTGTCCTCGACAAACGCCTTGATTTGCATCTCCAGCGTCTCCTGCTTGCGGGGCGCGCCGTTCTGAATAAGCGACAGCGCCACGCCCTGCTCCTTGAGCGCCTTCTCGATGCTCTCCAGCTTGTCGCCGGTGATGCCAGCCTTGGCCAGCTCACTCTTGACCGAGTCGATGACCTCCTCCTCGCTCTTGACGCTCGCCATTGCGCCCTCCATGTTCGTTTTGAACTGATTCCAGATGTACTCGAAAGCCTTCTTTTCGGCCTCGTTGAAGCCTGCCTCCTTGGGCAGCTCCAGGTCCTTAATTTTGAATGCCATTTGTTTTCTTGGTTTTGGTTATACGTTTTGCCCGATGCGTTCGAATACCGATTTGCGAGTGAGTGGCTCTCCGGCCGGCTCGGCTCCGCTCAGCATCTCGAGCATCCGTTTAATCTGTTCCTTGTCGACCTTCTCGCCGCGCATGATGGCCTCGGCCAGCCCCTTCACGGCTCCCATATACTCGGTTTGCTCGTTGCACCCGAGCGTAACCACCGAGATTTCGTGCAGGACTACTTCCTTGATGAGGAAGGCGTCCTCCTCCTCGATGTACTCCATTTTATCCCACACGTATTGGAAACCGAAGGAGAACTGGTTGATGTCACCGTCGTTGAGCTGATACCATGCCCGCTTGGCGTTGGGCACGGCGTCGAAGTTGCTCAACTGCACCGTCGCGTAGGCTCCATCGTCGAGCTCCTCGATTTCGAGCACCTTCCCGATGGGGTCATAGATGTCGTGTTGCCAGAGAAAGGCTATTTTGCGGTTGGTGTCCGACTGCGGGCCGCGCTCGTTGATGGACTTGGCGAAGCATCCCTTCACGAGGATGTCGCCCGCCGAATCCTTATTGCCGAACGAGGCGAACTTCACGCGGATGACGTGCTTCTCGTCATCCATGATGTCGGCCTTGGTGACGGCGAACTCCTTGCGTCCAACTGCCGGCACCGACTTCTGCCGTTCGAGTATCTTTTCCGAAATATTCATATTACACTAAGATGTTTTGCAGATATTCTCGGGCTTCCTGCACAGTCATAAGCCCGGTTTGGATGGCCCGGTCAAGGCCGGTCAATGTCGTGTTGAATGTTTCGGCGGCCGCCTTCTTGGCGTTCTGATACAGGTCGAGGTGGTCAAAGAACGCCTGAACGGTGTACTTGTCGTTGCCGTAGATTCTGTTCATCGTGGCCATGATGTTCTTGGCCGCCGGGATGATGTCGTTGGTGTAGAAGTCGAGCTTCGCCTCCGAAAGGTTGGCATACTTGCTGTCTGCCATATCCAGCATGATGGCCGGCACCTGATAGGTGTAGGCAATATCTTTCTTGCAGTTGAGCTGAATGTCCGAAATCCCGAGGTCCGAAATAGACGATGACACGGGCACGCACGCTACGTCGTAGCCGGTGATGGCGTACTTCATCTTCCCGCGGAGAATGCCGTAACGGTTGAGCTGATGCTCGAGCTCCTCTTTATCCTCCTTAGTCGCAGGGAGGTTCATCGTTACGGCCGGGTTTTCTGCCTTCATTGAGATAATAGCCAGCATGCCGCGGTTGACCAGCAGCTCGTTGACGGCATCATACGACGCGATGAACGTGTTGACCGGATATTGCAACGACGCCAGGCGCGACACGGCGCCGCCCATCTGATTCATCGAATAGGTCACGTCGTTTACGACGAACATATGCTCGGTGTCCACCTTGAACGATAAGCCGTTAACGTTGATGTAGTAGCTTTCGATATTGGACCGCGGAGCAAACGATATTCCCTGCGCGAGCTTCTCGTTCTCCGTCACGAGAATATTCGGCACGACGTACAACTCGAAAGAACCGGTGCCGATGGCGTCAATCTTGACGATGTATGCCTTTCCGAAAATCTGCGAAAAGAACTCGACCATGCAGACAAACTCCGGAAGCGTCTGATACGGGTTGGGATTGCGCATCTTTTCGAGAATATCGGTGCCCTCGACGTCGTTCCCCTCTTGGTCCTTGACCCAGTACCGCGCATCCGATATGGCCGAGACCTTCTTCGTTATGATGGACGCGAGAATCGAGCAGCGCTCGAATGCCCGGGCCTGCCCCATGGGCGTCAGCGTGTTGATATAGTCGGCCCGGCTGCCGAACAGGTCGATGATGTTGCGCTGGGTCATGCTGGCCGTTACACCGTTGTTCGCTACCGGAATCGACTTCTTGATGCCGAACTGTATTTCGTGGCCGAATGCCTTAAACTTCATCATGCGGCTGCGTAGCTCTTGAGTGCGGCGAGCACGACGTATCGCGCTGCGTCCCACAAGTGATTATTCTTGTCGACCGGTCGCCCGGTCTTGATTCCGTTTATCATTTCCCAAACGTAGGAGTTGGCCTCGTTGAGCATATTGCGGGTACGCACACAGTGAATGCGGAAGTTCTTCATGTACGTGATGCCGTCGATTATGCTGTCCGAGGTTTTCTTCACCTTGCAGACGTTCAGCCCGCGCATCTGCAACGAGCGGACCATGCCTTCGGGATTATTGGCGTAACGGTCGGCGCTATCCGCAAAGGCCCAAAGGTGGCCGATTATCGGAGCCGTGATTTCGTACAACGTTTCCGGGTCGTCCACGGGCGCGTAGAATCGTTCGTGGATGTACAGGTCTCGACCGCGGGCCCCTACGTGGACGATTGCCGTCGGGTCGGACGTGAAACCAAAGTCGATGCCGAATGCCGTATAGTCGAGGTCATCCGGGAACTCGTCTATCCAGTCGATGTTCGGGAAGACGAGGCCCTCCTGGGCGGCTCGTTGGCCGAGGCCGTAAACCTTCCAACGGTACTCGTCGGCCGTGCCGGCTGCAATGTTCTCGGGTGTGGGTTCGTACGATTCAATCGTGGCACGTACACCGGGAGGGCAGAAGGGGTTGTCCTTGTACGTCGTCTTGGTAAAGATGGTATCCGGGCGGCCTTCCATTTCGAATGCCCAGTGCTCGGTGTACTTCGGGTTCCAGTCGCCGATGACCATCGTAGTACAGCGCATGGTGATGTTCTCATACTGAGCCTTCGACACGCCGTCGAGCATCTCGTTGAAGTAGATAATATCGCAGTCGTGGCCCTCCTTGACATCCATCTTGTCGAGGCCGCGGAAGCGAATTGTGCTGCCGCCAATTCTGTACTCGGGGAGAATCTTCTCGCCCGTCATGCTGTTCGGGTCGTACACGCCGCGCAGCTGCAGTTTCTTTTTGAAGTCACCGAGGGCCTTCTCCTTGCAGTCGGCCAGCGTGGCACGGTATGCGTAGATGGAATAGTCGCGGTCGCCGGCCGCGCAGATGTCGTACAGGAAGTCGAACGTGTCGTAGGTCTTGCCGGAACGCGAGGAGCCCTCGTTGAACACGCGAAGAACCACGCCGCTGTTTCGGTAGCGACTGAAAAGGTACATCATGACCTTGTAGACCTTCCCGCGATATGTAACCACGTCATTCTCCATCGTCTGCCGATTTGCTGATTGTCTGTTTACCGATTGATTGAATGATGGAGGCGGCTGCAGCGTCGAGTGTGACGGATATGGCCGGGCCGGACGGCTGGATTTCCTTGCCGTTGGTCGTGATGTCCTGCCGGTCAGCCAGATGCAGTACACGCGACGCGATGGTCGGGTTGAACTGCTCGCACAACGCTCCCTCGAGCTGGTCAGTCTCGATACGCGCGCGTATGCACGCACACACTTCGAAGAACTCTTCTCGTTTTTCGAAGTTGCGAAACGTATCGGGATGGATATGCGCGAATACAGTGAATCCGGACAGTGTGAGGGGACGTTCTATCCGAACAGGCACTTCATTACCGTCCGCCAGAACCTTATAATTTAAGCGCGGGTTTTCCTTTACCCATACCGCATACTCCTCGAACTTGCTGGAAAGCTGCTCGGGGGTATAAGTAAGAGGCCTGCCTATTTTGGGCTGGAAACTGGGTTTTGCTTTAGGTTTAGCCTTTGCCATAAAAAAATAAGTCTGCGGCCGGATGATAGCCACAGACTTATTCGAATGCCAATACGAGCGTCAGTCCTTTCGTCGCGCGCTGTCTTTATCTGTGAGCTGCATCATCACAGCTTCTGAGACAAAGGTGCGCATGGGCATTTTTGCAATCAAATTTTTTTGCAAAAAAATTACTTGGATGGTGAAAATAAATTTTTGATGTAGTCTATTACGGTTCTATTTGCCCGGTCGACCTTTGTCCAGTCGTAGGAATTGCTCAAATACTTGGTCTGAGGTTTAAACGTCCCGTTTGATAGACCGGCCACTCTCTCAATCTTGGACTTTCTTACGCCTATCATCTTGGCGTATGTATTTATTCTATCAAATATACTCCCCATAACAGTCTATAAAACAGTGGTTTTATAATTATTGTGAATGTATAAAAAAATCTTATATTGGATTATCGGTCTAAGATAAGACTTTTTAAGATTAATTTTCTATATTTGCATTGAGGTTTTAAATCACACTCCAAAAATATGTCATTTAAATGAATAATGCAAACGAAAAAGCAGCCATTCGCCCGGTTCTACCCGCGCACGGGTATTACGCGCCGCTGCTCAAAAAGGTAAAAAGGAAGGTATTGGATTATATCCAGGCGCGCACCGAGAAGAGTCAGGGTACGTCCTTGCGGTGGTTGCGAGGCGAGGTTCGCCCGACAACTCCCGCTGAGCGCAAAGTGGTAGCAGACGCGCTGAAGAAATATGCAGGCTGCACGCTCACTGGCGACGAACTGTTCCCCGAGGATTTCCCCTACACGGGGGCTCACAACTAACCATTCATTGCTCCGCAGAAGTTGAAGGAATCATTGACAAACGAAGGTAACGATGGTAATGATTGAACGCTGGCCCTATCATGGGGTCGAATTCCAGGTCTACGACCTGACGCCGGAGGAGGTTCGCCGGCAGAATCGGAAAGACAACCGGACGCGCCGCTGGGCGATTATCCGGTGCGCGATCAAACGCTGGCTACGCATAAAATAGAATCAATAACACAATTCGAATATGAATACCAACTACGAAAAGGTCAAGGCCGACCTTTTAGCTTTCGGAAAGAAGAACGGCGCCTGCGTTGGACAATATCAGCGACTCTACAAGGCGGAGAGCATCGAAGAGATTATAGCCGTTGTTAAGGATAACTTCTGGTGGTGCGCCAAGTATCGGGACTTCGCAGATGTTATAATGGCAAACCGCGAGCAGTTCGCCGAACATCAGATATGTATCAACCAGGACGTGGAGATTCGAGAAGGCGTCGGCTATCTGCTGGCGACAGAAGGTACAATCAACGCCAAGAGTTTGGGCACCTCGACAATCAACGCCAAGAGCTGGGACATCTCGACCATCAACGCCAAGAGTTTGGGCACCTCGACCATCAATGCCACGAGCTGCGACACCTCGACAATCAACGCCAAGAGCTGGGACACCTCGACCATCAATGCCGAGAGCAGGGGCATCTCGACCATCAATGCCGAGAGCTGGGGCACCTCGACCATCAATGCCACGAGCTGCGACACCTCGACCATCAACGCCAAGAGCTGGGACACCTCGACCATCAACGCCAAGAGCTGGGACATCTCGACCATCAACGCCGAGAGCTGGGGCACCTCGACAATCAACGCCGAGAGCTGCGACACCTCGACCATCAATGCCGAGAGCAGGGGCATCTCGACCATCAATGCCACGAGCTGCGACACCTCGACCATCAACGCCGAGAGCTGCGACACCTCGACAATCAACGCCGAGAGCTGCGACACCTCGACCATCAACGCCAAGAGCTGCGACACCTCGACCATCAACGCCAAGAGCTGGGACACCTCGACCATCAACGCCAAGAGCTGCGACACCTCGACCATCAACGCCAAGAGTTTGGGCACCTCGACCATCAATGCCACGAGCTGCGACACCTCGACAATCAACGCCAAGAGCTGGGACACCTCGACCATCAATGCCGAGAGCAGGGGCATCTCGACCATCAATGCCGAGAGCTGGGGCACCTCGACAATCAACGCCGAGAGCTGCGACACCTCGACCA